GAAATTACTGCTATGTGTAAAGAGGCTGGCGTTGAAATTGAAATTGACGGCGAAGACGAAGAAGAAGTTGAAGAAAAGCGTCAATATGGCGAAAGTGCCGAAGAAGAAACTGCCGAAGGTAGCAAGCCTTCTGCCGCTGAAGAAGAAGTTGAAGAAGCCGAAGGTAAGAGTGCCGAAGCAACCAAGTGTCTAGAGTGCGGTTGTAATCAAGTAGGTAACTCACACGGCGGTGGACAAACTGTTCTACCAGATGGAACAACTTCCAATATGACTACCGCAACAATGGTATCGCCAGCACAAACACCTAAGAGTGTTACAGAAATTATTCCGACACCAACAACGGAAGAAATTGGCACCATTATTGACGAAGAAGAAGATGACGAAGATTTGTCTGAAAAGACAATTACTGCAATTGTAGAAAAAGCCGTAAAGAGTGCAAAGGACGCGGTAACTACCGAGATTAATTCCTATCAAGAGGAAATTAATAAGTTACAAGCCGAATTAGCAACGGCAAAAAGCAAGGCAGTATCTGGAGGTCCAAAGCGTTCAGGCGTTAAAATTGATATGTCGGAAGTTTCCGAACTATTAAATAAAGCGGCTGAATTCCGCGCTAAGGCTTCCGTAACCGCAGATAAGGACTTGGCTCGCGGTTACCGTGAATTAGCGGCAGATTTTGACGCTAAAGCAAACGCAACCAAGCCAAGTAATTAACAAAACCAACTCTTTACGAAAGGAATACAATGGCACTAACAGCCCCTAAAGCAGCCGATATGTTCGGCGACGCTAGTTCCGCTAAGGAACAGGCTATTGCTATGGACGAGTTCAAATCTGAACTTTCAAAGTCTGTATCTCACGCTGTTACTGACCCAATGGCAGTTGCCGCTATTCGCGAAGGAAAGACAACTTTCGCAGCGGCTTCTGGCGACGCAGTTGCTTCACTAGAACAACTTGTTGCTAACAAGTCATTGGCACCAGACGCAGTAAGCGCGCTTAATAACGCACTTTCTTCACAGCGCCTAGCAATGCAAGATATCCAAAAGGATATTACTCTTACATCACCACTTAGCACATCTTTCGCGGCATTTGACCTTGAAGCACCTGCTAAGTTGCTTACTCCACGCCCAACTCCACTACGCAACAAAATTGCGCGTAAGAAGGGTGTCGGTACTTCACACCGTGTAAAGCGTATTCTTGGTTACACAGGTACAGGTACAGGCGGAGTAGGAAACATCTGGCCCGGTATTACAGAAAGCACCACAACCGCATTTGGTTCTATCAACTACGAGCGTGGTCCAAAGATTTCTTATGCCGCAGATGATTTAATCCTGCCTTACAACTCTTACTCACTATCAGATAGCGTTTCATTTGACGCTAACTTCTCTGGTATGGGTTACGAAGATTTGCGTCAATTGTCTTCAACTTCAACTCTCTACGCAACAATGTTGATGGAAGAGCGTATGATGTTGATGGCACGCGGAACTGCTTCTGGTTATTCAGGCGCACTTTCTGCTCCAACATTTACATTGGCAAGCCCAGTAGCAAGCGGTACACAAACTGCTCTTGCGGCGGCAACTTATTATGTAAACGTTACTGCTGACGCAGGTATTTCTGGTTCTGGTTTCGGTGAGTCAATTCTCGGAACAGAAGCAAGCACCGCAGTTGCCTCTGGCGACGTTCTAACAATTACTGTTAGCACCGCAGTTGCTGGCGCACTTGGTTACAACATCTACGTTGGAACCGCAACAGGCGCGGCAAACTTGAAGTATCAGGGAACTCTAAAAGGAACTGGTACCTTCACAATTCAGGGAGCAAGCGCGAGCGTTACAGGTAACAACGCGGCATATAGCACATCTGGCGCTGCTGCTTCACGTGCTTCATCTGATACTTCTGCTTACGCAACAGGTTATGACGGAATTCTCCCAACAGTTTTGGGTTCAAACTCTGGTTATAACAATTCAATTAACAGCACATTCTCAATAGCAAATCCTGGTGTTGAATATCAGACCGTGTTCTATAACCTTTACAACAGCGTAAAGGCTGACCCAGATGAGATTTTGATTAACGGCGCAGACCGCAAGCAACTCTCTGATTCAATTAAGAACGGTTCAACCGCAAACTATCGTCTAACTCTTACACAAACAGAGGCTGGCGATTACGTAGGTGGCGCAACAATTGGTGCGCTATACAACGAAGTAACTGGAAAGATGGTTCCGCTAACGGTTCACCCTTGGCTACCACAAGGCGTATCGCCTGTTCTTTCCTATACACTTCCAATTCCAGACACAGAAGTTTCTGATGTATGGGCAAACTTTATGGTTCAGGACTATATGGGTATCCAATGGCCTGTAACACAGTTTGCTTATGAATTCAGCACTTACTTCCGTGGAACATTCTTCTGCACCGCACCTGCTTGGAACGGCGCAGTTTCAGGAATTGTAAACGCGTAGTAATTAATAAGTTGTGGTGCGTCAAATAGTGGGCGCACCACAACTTAACTAAATAAGGGGGGTTATATGCCAAAGATGATACCGCCAACAGGTTTGAAGGAAGTTGCCGTCAAAACTGAACGTGGCACAAAGGTATATAGAGCAGGGCGCGATGGATTAATCAACGTAGATAATCCAAAGCACGCACGACAAATGAAAGAAGAAGGTTTAGGACAAGCAAGCACTAGCGGCGCAATAATGGGCGAAGGTTTTCCGTGTAGTGCGTGTGGTTTTGGCAGTTGGTTTAAAAAGTGTTCGCGTTGTGGACACGAGAACGAACGAATTATGAAAGACGGCGACTAATGGCAACAGGTGTAACAACACTAACGTTTAACGAATACCCTTATATAACTGCCGCTGAATATAAGAACGCGCCTACCAGTATTGATTACGATAACTTAGTTGTAGGCGGTAACGCAGAGGCGCAAGACGCTGAACTAGCGCGTGTAATTCTTCGTGCTTCATCTTTTCTTGACGAATATTTAAATCAAAATTTAGTGGCTTCTTCACGCACAGAAACACAACGCACCAGATTTACACCCCAAGGTTATATTGAACTTCACCCATATCAATATCCGATTATTTCGTTACAAAGTTTTCAATATGGTGCTGACCCAAATAATTTAGTAACACTTACCGACCCTTCAACCTGCTGGTTTGAAGAACAACAAATTATTATTCCGATTAGTCAATTATCGCTAACGTATTCTTCACAAGGTCCGCTTTCTTTTGGCGGTGCTGGTTCTAACGCATATCAAATCTTTACCAAATATAACTATACGGCTGGTTATGTTAATAACGCTATTGCCACCGCAACTGCTGGACAAAGTTCAATGGTGGTATCTAACGCAACTGGTATTACTGCTGGCAGTATGTATCGGATTTATGACGGCGCAAAATCTGAAACTATTTACGTGGCAAGTAACTACGTTTATGGTTCAACAACTGTTCCTCTAACGTCTGCCTTAACGTATAGCCACGCGGCTGGCGTGACCTTCGGTAACTTACCTACTGCGATTAAGCAAGCCGCTATTCTCGTAACCACCGCGTTTTTAAAGGTTCGTGGCGATAACTCTTTAACTATGAATATTACTTATACACCTACCACTAACATTGAAGCGGCTCAACGTTATGGCGGAGATATTGCTATGGCTCTTGAAATGGTTAGCCTTTATCGGAGAGTTCGTTAATGGCAGGGCGCACTGGTGTTCGGGATACGTTATTCAAATTTCTATCAAATCCGCAAATACCTACCTTAAATCAAGTTTTAATTTCTTTTCCAAAGCGTATTAATTTTCAAGTTAATAGTCAGCCCGGTCAATTAAGCCGTGCGGCGGTAGTCATTTTTATCCAAAGTGAAAACGAAACACGCCTTGCTATTGGTGGTGCGCATAACGGCTGGAAGCGTGTTGATTATTCCGTTATATTACAAATTTATCACCATAGTCTTCAAAGAAATGCGCAAGACGCTATGCTGGATTTTGATACACTTGTTGATAATATTAAGACAAGGTTACGCTCTGACCATAACTTTGGTGACGAAAGCGGCACTTTAGTATGGCAAGGAGCAGAACCGATTATTAGCGCGACCTACGGCGAACCTGCCACAACGGAAGAAGGCGCAACGGAAACGTTCGCTGAACTTCAGTTTGACGTAACCGAGATGGTACAAGCATAAGGAGAACAATGAAATACAAATATAACGGAACAGATGAGCGCGTGTTCCCTTCGCTTGGAGTTGTAGTCAAACCTAGCGAAGAATTTGAAGCGCCTGATAACTTTAGCGCACCAGATGTTGTCGCAGTTGGCGCGGCTAAATCAGCAACTAAACCAGCCACAGCAACGCCTTTGGCAGAAAAGCAGGAGAGTGAATAATGACCGTACAAGCCTCGGTGCGTTCCTATGTTGGTATCGCCAAAGAAGCAACCAAAGGAACAGCAGTAGCACCAACCGATTTTATACCAGTAGCAAAAGATAGTTTAAAGCCAGTAGATGTAATTGACCCGCTCTACGATACAGGGTTGCGTGGTTCTAACGTAGTTAATTACAACTATATTCAAGGACGTAAGCGTTCCACATTTGATTTTGGTGGCGCAGTATTTGCCGACACAATTGGCTATTCTCTAGCAGGAATTATGGGCGCAGTTGCCACATCTGGCGCAAGCGCACCTTATACACACACAATTTCTTTGCTAAATTCTGTAACTTCTGGAACAAATACACAACCAATTTCTTACACACTTACCGATTTTTATGCGGTAAATGTTCGTAGATTTCCGGGTTGCCAGTTCAGCGATTTCTCATTGAAGTTTAACGCTGACGGAATGTTGGAATTTGATACAAAGACCACAGGATTTTCTTCAAGCACAACTTCTGACCCAAATCCTTCATTTAGCACAGTTTTGCCAACTCCTGTATGGCAAGGAACTGTATCTATCGGTGGTTCAGCAGTTTCATATTCAATGGAAGGAAATATTGATATGACACGTGCCGTTACACCAATTTACGGCATTAGTCAGACACAAGACCCATATCAAGTATTTCTTGGACCACTTGAAGTAACTGGAACAATTAAGTTCATTATGACGGCAGATACCGAATTAACACGTTATCTAACCAACTCTCAACCAGCAATTGTTCTTAACTGGGCATACGGCGCAGGTGCGAGCGCAGTTCAAATTCAAGCAACAATTACTAAGGGTGCTTATACCGCCGCCGCAATTGACCGTGGTGACGATTTTGTATCCGTAACAGTAGAACTAAACGGACAAGCAAATACAACTGACGCTGGTGCGTCTGGTGGATATTCGCCTATTAAGTGGGTTCTACAAAACGCAAAGGCTTCTGGCACTTACGCATAGCCAGAATAGAAGTGTTGAGGGGGTTGGTTGAGTAGGTCGCCTTCCCCTACTCCCACCCCTCAACACCTTAATAAATAAATCGGAAGGCAACTACGGAAGGAAAATAAATGGCTAAGAAAGAAGTAGTTTTACCAGTAAGCAAGGCAAAGGTAACTTTAAAAGACCCAAAGGAACTAAAGGTAAAAGACCGCAAAAAGGTTTACGCTAACGCGGCAAGTGCTGAACAAGGCATTATGCAAGCGTTATCGCTAACTGATGGACTTATTGCCATTATGGTTGATAGTTGGGAATTAGAATTACCAATTCCTTCGGTTAAAATTTCCGTTTTAGATGAAATGGAAATGGCGGATTACGATTTTCTAACAGAACAAACAAAAGACGCACAAAAGATTTTGTTCCCAGCCTTAGCAGAAACCGAAGAAACCAC